TTAAGAATGCTGTTATATCAACGTTTTAAAGCCGTTAGATACATTTGATGTAAATATTGATATAGCGATTTATAGTTTTCTATAATGTTCAAAACTGTATATTAGCTTAATTCACTGACCTAGAATGGTATATAAATTTTCTAACCGTTGCACTTTCATTGCACAAAAAAACGGCCGTCATATGACGACCGCTTTATTTTTTACGTGGATCTTTAATTATCCATAGTTGAATATTTTCTATGGTTGGCAAACAACATTTATTTCAGTTTTTTTGTTAAAGGTATACAAGTTATTTTGTGTTGCGTAAAAGAGTAATCTATTAGCAATGATATCTGCTGAACGAATAAGCGTCTTTTTTTCAGAATTGCAATAATTAACTCGCACACTACATACAGATGGAAAAATTGGTGGAAAGTACTTCTGCCAATTATAATTATACGTACCCTTTTTAAATTCCTGTTCTAACCCTTCTTGAAGCTCATAAATACCATTAGTAGCAGTATTGTGCTCATCAACGAAGAAATAGATATTTTCAACTTCTTCGGGAATAATTAAGCCTCTCGAAATCAAATTTTCAAATTTTCTTTTCACGCCTATTTTATAAACATAATCAAGATATCTTTGCTTCGACTTTTTATCAGTATATATTTTAGGATGAACCTTTTTCTCATGAACAACAACGCCGAATTTTTCAGTATGATTTAACGATCTATAAAGCTTACCTTTTGAACTATTTGAAATAGCTGTTGCCTTTACTTCTATCTTTTTTGGCAATTGCTCAATTTTTCTGATAGTTCGCTCTGCATTTAGGTATTTTCTTTTCCAATTTTCATGATCGTTTTTAGATAAGAACATCAAACCACCATAAACAAAGAAATCATTATTATCTTTGTCAAATACCCCAGATTCATCTGAGTAAACGTATATATCCACGTTAGACACCTCATAATAAAAAAACCGCCCCAAAGGCGGTCCTCGCGATCGACGACATTAGATGCCGCTTAAACGTTAATTCGATTTCCACGAGTATACAGCGTACTTCTACCTGCCATTTCATTTTAGCTTACGTCATTAATAAATGTCAACGTATTTTACGCGGGTCTTTAATGCCGGTTGCAGCTTCCATTCCCACAGTTGTTACTACCAAAGTTTTCCCGATTACTCTATATGATCCATTGGGCCATTTTTGAGGGCTTTGTCGGATCGAGTTACGAACATACGCAATATTTTTGCCCCAAATCTTAGCTGCATCAGTTGCGCTCATAATGTCTGGGCTGTTTAAATCAATATCCATTTTAAGGTTTCACTCCTAACCATTGTAAAATAATCAAAATGATAATTATTATCGAACATACTAAGACAATAGTGTGTGCTGTTTTTTTAGTCATAGTTGATTAATCCCCTTCCATATTCTAAAATACGGAAATAAGGGTTTGGGTTTCCCCGCGCCCCTATTTCAAAGAGTGTTAAGGCTTAACTCCTAGCCAATCTAGCAATGCGATAATCGCCGCAATGATTGATGCGATTGCTGATGTGGTTTCGAGCGGTGAAGCTTTTACGCTCTTTTTCTTTTTATGTCCTTTATGTTTAGACATTTCGCTTCCCCCTTTCCTAATTGATATATTTATTATAACACTGTACAGAACTATGTTCAATACTTTACAGTGTTTTTTATTTAAAATAAAAAAGGCCCGGCATTAAAGCCGAGCCTAAGTTGCGCGATATGGACTAGCCCCGACCAGGCGCGCTGAGTCTGGTCTTTCCATACTGATATTATACCACACTATTCAAACTTTCCGTACGTCTCGCCGGTGTGAGCGTTGCGGACTGCTACATAGCCGTAGCCGTTGCCGCGTGGCTGACGCACGTAGACAAACTGGTTGCCTCGTGACCAGGCATCATACTTGATCACACTACCTGCTGGCAGGACCGCAATCGTAGATGCACTAGGTCGTGCGCCCCAGCGCAAGTGTAGAGCCGTGTTGCTGATAAACTTGCCATCTTCCGTGTGCCAGGTGTCGCCTAAGTTGTCTACCCAAGTCTTAGGCACAGCAACTGGTTTAGGCGTTGGCGTGTCGGTAACCGTCTTAGACTCTGGCGTAACGTTGGCGTTGGTATAGAAACCGCTGAAATCGTATGACATGTCAACTTCGTTGCCGGCGATGTTGTACGTACTCGTAAACTGCCATGTACCCACGTTGTCGACACCCGGCTGACTGACGCCGTAGTTGGCAACCCACTTGTTTTTGGCGACCAGTTGAGCTGCATTAAGCCGGCCTTGCCAGAACCAAGACGCCATTGAGTAGATGTCTACCTTAGGATAACCGGCATCCTTGACCGCTTGCAGGAAGGCATTGGCATCACTGGTTGCATACTTGGCGTTAGCTTTGTCTTCGATGTCCAGTGCTAAGACCGATTCTGGCCCCAAGCCAAACTGCTTTGCATGATCAACAAACCATTTAGCTTCGTTGCGTGCGTCTTGATTGCCGTAAAAACGCGCGTAGTGATAGCCGTGTACGAGCAAGCCCACAGACCGTGCATTGTTGATCTGCGCTTGTGCCTTAGGATTGACGTACGCATCGCCATCTGCTGAGCCTTGTGTCAGCTTAACGATGACGGCTTTAACACCTGCATTTTTAGCAGCTTGAAAAAAGCTAACAGTATCTGGCTGATAGCTAGAAATATCCATGACGAGATTAGCCATGCTTATTTGCCTCCCTTATTTTGCTTAGCGCCAGTAATGGCGTTATAGTCCGTTGCGTCATAGTCTGACTGGAGCTTGACCAGGATTGCCTTGATCTGTGGCGGCAACCACAGCCCCATCTCGCCCCAGTTCTCGGTGATTGATGTTAAGTAGTTGATGATGTAGCCCCATATGATCGTCTGTGCCAGCCAGGCATAGCCCAGACTGATCAGATACGGGTAGACGCTGATGATCGTCACCAGTACGATTGTGTGCTTGACCAACCCAAACAGTCCTTTAGTCGAGTTGGTCTTGCGGACAAACGCTGCATGAACATAGCCCGTGATGACATCTGCAATCACGCAGCCAATAAAGGCAACAATCAGCGGGTCATCAACCATATGTTTGACTTGTTGCATCATTAAAATGTGATATGGCACATTTCTAACCCCCCTTCAAAGCCGCCCCATAAGGTACTGTTAGCTTTCTTTGGCGACAAAAATAAAAAGATTACGCAGCCACGTAATCTTGTCCGGTGATTTCCTTAAATTGTTCAGTGGTCAGCCAACCGACAAAAACCGCGTCCTTGCATTGTTGTACCGTGAACAAGCCCATTGGGTAATACATTTTGAAAATAGAATACATAATTTTTACCTCGCTTTTAGTTATTTTTCTTTGCGTTTGCCAAAAGTGCGCCGGTTAGGCTAGCAATCTGCGTGCTTTGTTGCTTGACCGTCATTTGAGTTTGCAACAGCTGAGCAGTAAGTGCGCTGATTGTTTGATCAGAGTTGTTCGGCTCTTTGCTGGTGGTTTTATTCAGCTCTTCGATTTCTTCTTTGCTAAGCGTTTCAACCCACTTGTTTTTGGCGACATCAAACTTTGGGCGATACATGCCAAGACCGTTTTCGTCAGATGGCTTGACTGTGGTTTCGTTAGCACTTAGAGTTGCGTTTTTTGTAGCGATTTCCAAGTTATCCAAATTACCATTGCTATCATAATGATAGATGGTAATCAAATCTGAATTGCTGACCCAGTTTTGGCCGTCCCAATAAGAATTGTCGGATTGTGGTGCTACCAATGTTTGACCATCTGTCAACACAGCATTATCACCAACGTTTTCAGCTCCTAAAAACTCATGCATGCGATTTTTTGCATTGTAAAGATAAACTACTTTACTCATTAAAACACCTCCTAGCCAACAATCAGCAACGAAATCATAGTGCTAAATGGGGATAGATCGAAGTTATAACCATTTGTCATCGAAATTTTCCCGTTCCCTTGATCGAAACTCAAACCACTAGCGGGGCTGCCATCGATATATCCGGTTTGTGCGAAATACGAACCGAACAAGTTCTTGATATCGTCTGACATCTTAACAATATCAACCCGCTGTCCTTGTTTAACAGTTGGCGTAGTACACCAACCAGAAAATTCTAGAATTGTCAATCCGCCCGCTTTATATTTGCGCCAACACAAATTATTTCCACCGAAGCCATTAAGGCTGGTCAGCCCAGCTTTGCTCCACTCAGTACCACTACCACTAGCAGCGTTCAACTTTTCAAAGTTGGCTTGGATAGCTTCTGGCCCTTTATCCATTCCGCTAAAAATCTTAGTAAGGTCCATTTTTTCACCTCTTATTTAAAATAAATAGCCTTGACGCCGTTGAATACGCCAAAGCTACCATCATCTAGTTTTTGCATTAGTTGGTTGTCTGGAAAGTTGTCAAACGATGAAAGAATCTCAAGTGTGCTAATGCCGTTAGCGACACTAACCACTTCAACTGACAACGTTTGACGATTCCCACCACCAAAAAAACCGCTAGGCTCAGTCCCAATTGGAACGCTACCTAATGGATATTCAAGATATGTTGCAGTGTATGTTGTCCCTACTGTTAAGGTAGTAGGAACACGAATACGAATGCCATGAGTATTGACGGCTAGCCATGAGCCTGCTCCATCTCGAATGCCGTTCCAGGCATAGACATGAAACCAATAGTTGGTTCGTGGTTTAAGGCCAGTTACCGTGTACGAATTGGCACTCGTGGTTGCAATCAAAGTAGTAGCGCCGTTCTTAGTGCTGCTATCTTCAATCCGAAACTGCATAAGATCACCCGCTTAAGTCTAACTCAGCTTGACAGAGTTAGTCGTTACTTCGCTTGCCGTAAGGTTAGATACGTTGACCAGTGCTTCATAGACCGTGATTGTTACCACGTTTGACGTCTTAGTGCCAATAGTTGCCTTAATTGTGGTTGTACCAGGCGCAATCGCATTGATATTGCCAGACTGATCAACCGTTGCAACCGTTGGCGTGGTACTGGTCAACGTGTAGTTCCCGTTCGTTTCGTTAGCGGGCGTTACCGTTGCGCTGACCTTAGCAGTACCACCAACTTCAAGCGCAGTCTTGTCAATCGCAATCGTAATGGATTGTACTGGGATTTCGCTAGTCGTTACCGTTACGATGTTCGACTTGGCACTTTCCCGCAGACCGTTATAGCTGCTTACGGCAAAACGATAGGTGGTTTTTGCTCGCAAGCCCGTAACCGTGTAGGTTTTCTGGTCGGTAACTTCCGCAATCTTAGTAAGTTCCCCGCTAGTGCCCACACCTTGATAGATGTAATACTTCAACTTAACTATACCCCCTTAGTTTAGTTGCGCCATTCTAGCCGTTGCGTGTGTTCATCAATATAGATAGCTCGCAGATCACTTGGGCTTGTCGGCTTGCTGAAATAGCCTGAACCGCCTGCAAGGGCGCTCTTGCCTTTGCCTTCACCGGTCAATGCCAGTTGTGCGTTAACATTGCCCAGACTGACTTTGATTGTCTTGTAGCCATCGCGAACATACCATGCACCGGCGCTCGATTCAAAGTTCGGCGCGTCATCTAGGTAGAAATTACGCGGTAACCGAACCTTAATCGTGTTAGCGTCTGGATACGTAGCCATGCAAGGGACTAGCTTTGTGTTAGTCTGACCAAACCCACTAGGGCCACTCCCTAGCCCGTTAGGTTCAGTACCAATCGCATATTCGTAATACATGACTTTTGGCTCTGGATAGTCAGCTTGATTGTGTACGATTGTGATTTCGTAACCGTACAGCAAGTCTTCCAGACTATCAGCCGTAACCATGCTTGCGTTGCGCTCAGCAACCATGCCGTTAGCTAACTCAATGACGTTAGTACCGTCTGGGGTTTCGTCCTTGTGCTTGACGCGAATCTGCCAAACAGCGCCATGCCCGTCATCGTAGTTGTCCCAACCTTTCGTGATTGCAAGGTCGTTCGTAGCTAACGCAGCATAGCTTTGCATGGTCGGAACATCGCTGAACTGCCATGCTCGGTCGTGGAATTGGGCTTGTTTCAGCGTTTCTTGGATTTGTTGCGTCATGGACAGCAGTGAGTTATACCGTGCGAACAAACCGTCCTTAGGATCGTTCACTTCGGCCATTGCGTCGCTTAATGACTGCTTGTACTTGGTCAGCCAATCGCTAAATTCTTTGCTGTACGTTTCGCCGGCCTGATCAAGCTTGCCCTTAATCGTGTTCCCTTCATCGGTTACTTGCTTAAGGATTTGCTCGAACTCTTCGATATAATCTCGGCCAGCGTTGCCAACGTGTGCGAAAAACTGGTCGTCGATAACATCAAAATCCATGTCAACGGTTGATACCGTCTGACCATCTCGGCCAATGAAACGAACAAAGAACTGTTGCCAGTGTCCAGGCACGTTGAACGTGCGCTCGTCAAAGTGCAGCGTTACCCGTCCAAGTGCAATTTGATCATTGCGATCATTAGCTTCTACTGGGTAGATATGCTTATGCACGTACCCTTGACTGTCAACACCGCCGTATTCGTACTGCCACCCCCGCATATCAACGGGCAGACTATTGCTAGTGATATAGACCGGCAAATAGTCGTCCGTGTCGCCTACACGGCCTTTGAAATAACCGCTAATATCCAAGATTTGGTCTTGATAGCGGGTTAGATCAAGCGTTAGCCGTGCCTTTTCTCGTAATGCCATTCATTCACCTTCTTTCATCGTTCATTCAAAGTATCTTCATCAAGACCATATGAATCCAGAAAACCATCTACTTTGTCCTGCTTTGCAGCTAACAGTTCAAAGCCTTTCGCAATAGCTTCCCGAACATCTTTCCCATACTGGGCTTTGCGTATCGTTTCCGCAATGCTTTTCATATCATCGGTTGTTGCCATTAGTTAGCTCCCTTCAACTTATCAACTTCGGCTTTCAACACGTTAAAGTCTGCCTGTGATACATAGCCCGCCGGTATCTTATCGTTAATGATTGTTTGCAGTTGACGCATGTCAAACTTAAGCTGCGTTACGTCTTCACTACTTGTCACGTTCTGAATAATCGTAGTCGTGCTTGACGTGTGAGCCTGGCCGCTCGCTTGAACCTCAGCTACACGGCTAACGATAACCTTAACCCGTTCCAAGTCTTGCGCTTGACGGCTCGTTTCTAGCTGATAATCGGTCAGCCCTAACGACTTATCGCCGATAGTCAGCGTTGACTTGTGCGGTTGCAAGAGGTCAACTTCTTTTTGCACCACTCGCAGCAACTGTGATTGCGCTACATACGGGTTGATGAACATATACCGGTCGGCAACTTTGAAATGGTCAAAGTTAGGCAAGTTCAGCTCAACAGCGCTGACTTCCCAGCTTTCGGGCACTCGTTGTGCGTCAATCCATGCTTTCGCTTGGTTCATCAAGTCGTTAGCGTCGGTTACTTCGTTGAATTCAATTGTGCCGTTGATAATGCCGAACTCTTTTTGCAATTCTGGTATATCAATATAATCTCGCCCTTCATTGACGCTAGTAATCGTTAGCTTTGGCCTAGCAGCGTTTGAGTTGCTGACCTCATCTTTTTTGCTCTCGTCTTTTGACTGTGAGCCATCACCGCCGTTTTTGATCAGCGCTTGCGGGTCTAACCAAGTGCCATCGTTGGTGAACGACTTCTTGACGGCCTCGTAAAAATCAGCCTTGGTTACTCCAACATGTAAATGGTCGGTGTTTCGCCAACCGATAACATCACCAGTTTTGACTTTATCGCCAATGTTTACACGAATTTGACTAGCACTACTGAACGCCTCTTGATAGACGATATTAAAACCGTCCGTACTATGCGTTACAACGTAGTTGCCAAGCCCGCCCATGTAGCCTTTGAAAACTACCGTGCCGCCGTGAACAGCATGCACTTCACTACCCGGGTGATCTACAGAACCAAAATCTAATCCATCATGAAATGAATTGGGTCTAAAGCCACCATCGTAACCGAATTTTTGGGCTTGGCTAAAACTGCCTTCGCCAACGCTAGGAAACGGCCAGCCCCAACCGTTAGTGAGCGTTTCGGTCGTGGTATCACTGACTGGGCCATTAACCCGCCGTGTACCAGTTGGGCCCCAACCGCCGGCATGTGAAATGTCAGCAAGCCAGTTTGAATCGTTGAACAGCGCCAACAATTGGTGAAAGCCTTTGTGAATGTCTTCATAGCCTTGTACCTTCCACTTATCGAATGTTGGCTGAATATACTGCAACAGCCCTGTTGACGGGTGCCCTGCCTGTGCGTTGCTATCCCAGTTGTTAGTTACCGTTTCGCTACCACCAGATTCTTGGTTGATACGCCTTAATACGGCATTCAACCCGTTCTGGTCAAGGTTAACGTTCATCACCTTCGCAGCATGCTTAACGGCTTCTGTCCAATCGCCATTAATAGCAGTTGTTGCACCGCCACCAGTCGTTATTGTTGAGTTTTCGCCGTCAACCTCGACTTTCTGGGGTTCTAACTGTTTGCCCAATGGAACGAGCCTAGTTATGACCTTTGTAGGGTCAATCGTAAGGCTAGCCGATTTCATGTTAACTGCTAATTGGATAGGCGTATCGCTCTTGTGATCGTTGCCAATATCAGTTACATAGTCAAGCATGTTCGGGCCGTCCGGCTTGTACTCAGTTACCAGATACCCGCCTAGCTCGTTAATCAGCTTGTCTTTGATTACGTCCCGTGTTTTTGGATAGTCAATTTGCCGATAGGCGTCATCTTTGCTGTTGGTAACGTTGCAGTTACGCAGCTTGAATTGCTTATACTGTGGCACTTGGCTGTTATGAACATCAATCAGCGATTGAAGAAACTCTTTCGGGGTTAACCCAACCGCTTCATAGAAACGCTGAACGCTATCTAACAGATACGCTTCAATGTCTTCGAACGTATACGTTCTGATGAAGCGTCCGCTTGATCGCATTTCTTTTTTCGGTTTGATTGCTCGGCCACGAAACAGCAGTTTATCATCATCATAAACTTCAACGTGCGTGTGCATTGGCCTAACGTTGTCAAACAGCAAGTTATCACGGTTTACGGTTAACTCCAGATCATCAATATCAGTTTCTTTGATCGTTAACTTGCCTTCGCTGACCGTTCGATTTACTCGCTGATCAAGCACGATAAAGCCGTTCTTATCAGTTGGTTCGTTATACCCGATAATTCGATACATTAAACCATCTCCTCACGTTTAAAGACGAACTCTATTGTGCCGTTGCCAGACAAATTAATTTTGTTGTCGCCTATATCAAGCACTACTTGCGTTTGCTTGTAGTTGCCATCGTTTAACGACACTTCGCCGAAACTCCCTTTCGCCTTGACGTTACCAGTTACCACGAAAGACGATAAAACCGGCCGTGAGCCAATGTTTTTAACGTTAACGTCTTGACTACCATTGACGCTGAATTTGACTTGTTGCCATAGCCAGTGCGGGAAGAAAACATCGTCCCAGTAATCAGCACCTTCATTGTGGTTAGTGTAAGCATAAGGATAAGCCGTAAACACTATTGACGCTTCAAGCGTTTCGTTGTCGCTGCTATCATCAACTTCAACGCTTTTGCACTTGGCCCACCAATAGTAAATAGGTTCGTGAGTATCGATCAGCTTACCCCAGTTGTGGGGCATTAGTTGCCGTTTCAGCTCTTGTTCAAAGCCTTTGCGGTTGTGATACTCTTCACCTACATATAACAGCTTGTAGGTGATTTCTCGATTATTGAAAAACCGTTCGTTATCAATCATCGAAAAATCGTAGCTACCTTGACGATATGGCACGTTTTCGGTGATTTCTTGTTCTTCCGGTGTCGGTGCCGTTCGCTCGGTCAACCACCAACCAGATTTAATGCTGTCAAAATCAGCGAAAGCAAAACCTTCAACGTTCGGCAACGTGTCAACGTCAACTTCGGTTGGCGGTAAATCCCTAAATATGAATTCCATTAACTCCACCTATCCTTTAATGCCGTTCGTTGTCCTAATCGTTGATCGTAACTGCCAGCCGTTGCGCCAACAAGCACGCCAGAATCAAGAATCATCGTTGTATCTTTGCCTGCAATTTGACGCAGTAAAGCGTTGTTCTGCATTTGCAAAGTGCTGTCTTGCATGGTCAACGAACCGGCGAACCGTGATTGTACATCGCTTGCCATGCCGTTCAAGCGGTTAGCGAAACCAGATACATCAGGTTGCATTGCGTCGGTGATTTGCTTGTTCATTGCCAAAACAGACTTTTGAACATCGCTAAAACCATCAACTAACCCGTTGCCCAGACCGTTCATAATTGCATGACCGGCGGGAATCAGCAAACGCCTGTCGACGCTGATAGGCCCTTTGTGGGCTTTAATCCACTTGCCAATGCCACCGACAAACGACTTGACACTTTCCCAAGCCGATTTAAGACCGCCAAGCAAACTGTTCATGATTGCCTTACCGTTAGCCGATAAATCAATATGAGCAACCGCATTAATGATCTTGCGTCCAACCTGCGCCATTGCGCTGCCTAAGCTACCCATCATTTGCAGAATACCTTTTATCAAAGCAGTTATAATTTGTACCCCCGCTGCTATAATCTGCGGTAAGTTGCTAATGATAGCCCCTGCTAATGCAACAATGATTTGTAACGCGCTAACCACAAGCAATGGCAGCACTTGTGCAATACCATTAATTAACGCTGTAAGAATCTCTACCCCAGCTTCAATGATCTGTGGCAAATTGCTAATAATAGCATTAGCAAGTGCCATAATGATTTGCACGCCGGCCGTAATAAGCATTGGCAATACGGTAACAATGGCGTTAGCAAGTGCCATGATAATTTGCAGACCAGCCGTAATGATCATTGGCAAACTTGCAACTATGGTATTGATAAGCGCAATCAGAATCTGTACGCCCGCAACTATCAGTAGTGGCAACGCAGCTGTAATCGCTGTGGTCAACGACGTAATGATTTGTGTACCAATCGCAATGATTTGTGGAAGGTTCTCAGAAATACTGTTAGCAATACCTACAATGACATTAGTTATCATTCCGACAATCAGCGGAATGTTTGCGACAATAGCGTTAGTTACGTTCGTGATAGTATTGCTTAACTGGTCGAAAACTTGAGTAATGCCATCTGCGTTTAGCTGTCCGGTTTGCAACCAAGCTGTTACAAAACTAATGACAGCCCCCGCAGCAAGTCCCCAAGGGCCAGAAATTCCTAATGCAGCTAATCCTATTTTGGTTAAGACGCTAACAATCGTGGAAGCAATACTGCCAATGCCGCCCATTTTGGTTATAAATCCTTGAATAGTTTGGCTAACACCACTCAATACATTTTTTACCGTGTTACAAGCAACGCTAACAACATCACTAATTTTCCCCCAAACAGATGTAGCGATTGTCGATAGTGTTTGCCATGCATTTGATAGCCACGAAACAAAAGATTGCCACATTTGGCGCCCTTTTTCAGTTTGAGTGAAGAAATAGACTAATGCAGCCACAATTGCAATAATAGCCGCAATCACAATCATTCTTACCCCGCCAAAGACTTTAAAGGCAGCATTGAGTTTTTCAATTGATTTAGTTACTGGGTCAACTCCCAACATAACATCATCAAATGTCATGGTTTTCATAATCGCTTTGAATGTTGAAATAGAAGTTTTCGCACTATCAACAAACGATACAGCCTTCTTCAATAAAGCCATCTGTCCAGCAAATGCACCAATTCCGATAGTTAATGGTATAAGCCAATCCTTGTTAGCGTTAACGAAATCAAACATTGACCTCAACGAGTTCAAAATAACCGTCGTTCCTTGCGTAACAATTGGCGTTATAGCGGTAAAAAATCCGTTAATGCCAACTTTCATGTTATCAAGTACTTGCGCGATAGAACCGAAACCGGCTTTGCTAAAACCATTGTTAATGGCAGTTAGCATGTTTCCAAGGTTCTTTACGACACTAGCTTTCAAGTTCGCAAAACTGGTTGCAATCCCGGCACTATTTTTCTTCGCAAGTTGAGCAAAACCATTCTGACCCTTGTTAAGTTCGATGAATTTATCATTCAATTGGTCTACCGATATTTGCCCGCTTTGCAATGCGTTATACAGGTCCTGTTCAGCAGATTTTCCGGTGAAACCAAATGCGTTTGCGACCTTACGCAATGCAATAGGCATAGTTTCCATTAACGTCCGGTAACTCATCATATCGACTTTACCGGTTGACAGCATTTGCGTGTACTGTTGCAGACCCCGACTAGTATCAGCAACGCTTGCTCCGCTCGCCAGAAAGGCGTTGTTAAGGGCTAACGCTGACTTACTAGCCTTTGTTGCGCTACCCGTCAATGGTGCTAACTGCTGAGCGACCGAAGTGATATCTTGCAATGACGTTGGTAATCCATCAATGCCTTTTTGCATTAACTTACTAGACCTTGCAACATCTCGTGCTGAATACCCTAACGCGTCCATGACGACTGGATACTTGTTAAGCGTATCGAAACGATCAATTGCCCCACCGATTGAATCTTTAACAACGCTAAATGCTTTGCTTGCAACCGCAACAAGCCCTAACGAAGTTGCAAGATTTTTAACAGAACTGGTTGCCGATGTTGTAGCACTTGCCGTTTGGTTGCTTTGACTAACGACTTTGCTAAGGCTATCAACAGCCGATTCCATCGTTTTGGTGAAATTTTGATCGACAGCGGAAAGAATCGCCTCGATACTCATTTCTTGTGCCATTCTAACCGCCACCTTTCCATGCTTGCATATCAATCAGACCGCGCTTTTTAAGCTCTCTGAATTCCTTGTAGCGCCGTTGAAACAGTTTCGTGGTGTTTTCCTTGTCATTGTCGTTAGAACATCCATACTGGGCGTTAATCGCCGATAATGACTTAGTGATGCCAACGTCCTTGAGAAACTTTTGAACAGACGCATACTTCCACTTTGGATTTTTACCGCCAGTGGTTGCCTGAACGGCATAGTTGTACCACGCCTGATAAGCCTGGTCTTCATGCTTGCGAATCGCTCGCAGTTCGTATGCTTCAAGCCGTAGTTGATACTCAGCCAACGTGATACGCTCTGCCTGTTTTAGATCGTTAAAGCCTAGATATGCCAGGCAGTTAACCAGAATCATGCGATATGTTTCTTCGCTAGTCTGGTCGTTCTCTTGACTATCTAGGCTTTCAGATTTTTTGTTGCAATCCGCGCAGCGTTGCTCGATTTCAGCTCCTTAGTGACGCCATCGAACAACTTATCAATGTTCGTTTTCTTATCATCAAGGTAAGCGTCAATATCGCTTTGCGATGGCCGTTCCCTATTGTCCCACGCAGCACAGTAAAGCAGATCTGCCAGTACGGCAACATCATAGCTTCGTAGTGCGGGAACAGCTTTAGTTAGTGCCATACCGAAATTTTGTTCAACGCCTTTAATATCAAGCGTCATGCCGATTTTTCGATCAAGCTCACGAATGAATCGAACGCCAAAATTAAGGTTGACATCTTTGTTGTTAACTTTGATTTGCATTAATAGTCCTCCTAGTTATCGTTAGCACCTTGCCCAGCGTCAGTTTCCTTGTTCCAAGCCTTACCAGCGCCATCAGTACCATCATTCTTTGGCGTGCCTTCAATTGCGCCAACGCCACGGAAAATGTAAGCTAACTCGGCTTCTTGCTCTTCGCTTAGTGTTACCCAACCACGAACTGGACCGTAATCAACCGTGATAGTGGTTTCGCGGCTCGAAACGTCGTCCGGATCGTTGTCGTTGCTGTCTTCGGTTACCTTACCGCGCAGATACAGTGCATAGTACTGACCTTCCGAATTCTTACGTTGCCGATTAACCGCCCAGAACTCCATTTCTTCGTTGTCGAAAATGGAATCAAGCAACTGATCGGCAATCTTGGACCAGTTGTTGACAAACTCAAACTTGAAGTCAGTTTCCAAGCTTGACGTGGTAGTTACCGTGCCAGATTTGGTTTTCTTTTTATCAGAATCACGTTGCGGGTCAATGTTCAAGCTCGTTTGATACGGGATAAGCTGACCGGCTACTTTAGCAGCCTCTGACAATTTGCGGGCATAGACAACGACGTTAACGCCTTGGATTTGCTCTAAATCAGTATTTGCCATTCTCTCACTCCTAACTCAATTGAAAAACAAGCGACACAATGCCGTGCATTAACACGGTATCTTGAACGCTTGTATCAGTGATAATTTGATTGCTGTTAAGCGACGGCCTGCCCACAAACCGGAAATTTTCGGAAAGTAAAACGCCCTGTCCGATAGCAGACAAGGCGTTCATCATTTTTGCCACGTTGTAGCGATTCTCTCCAGTGTCCCACACGTTAAGTGTGATATCGATTCTAGCCCCGTACGCGTCTTTGTACGGGCTAATGGTGGAATTTACATCACCAACGTTAACGAACGGGTACGGCGCATTCTCGCTCTCTAACGGCAAATGATCATACACGGTATATCCTAGCTCTTGTGCTTTGGCAAATACGGTGTCGAATAGTTCCTGTTCAGGTATCATGCCTTCGCTCCCTTCCTTACTTCATCATTTTTTTAAGATCGTTAACAAACTGCACGCTTTGATAGGCAAATGCCGGCTTAAGTGTAGGCCGTGCCGACATGAACCGAGTGCCGTACTCCAAATAAGGGAAATACTCAGTGTGTGGCGCAACGGCTACTGTCATGCCAGCATTTGAAAACGTGGTAGACAGCGAACGCCTGGTAGTACCGCTCGCTTTAACGAATTTGCTACCTTCCATGTGCCCAGTATAAGCAGCAAGCATGTTCTGTGCCGTTTTCGTCTTAAGCAGTGCACCATGTTTGGCAACAATCGTTTTCGTTTGCGTTGCCATCATCATAGGTCGCTTTGCGATTGCGCGTTGTAACTCCCTAGCGCCCTTAAGCTGAAACGTTACTTTAGCCATCGCTTTCACCTACAATCAAAGTAAACAATTTTAACGGTTTTCGCATTGTCTGCAATACATACTTTTGCTTGTTATCGTCAATGGTCAGGTAGGACCACTTAGGCGGTGCAGCATAAAGTCGTATCACTAGACTGTTCTGTTTATAGTCGCCAAACAATTGCACCGACTTAACCGTGCCAACATCAGTTACGTTTCCGTGTAGGATTGAAACCAGTTTTTCACCGCCTACATAGCCGTGTGTTTTCGGGTCATAGTGCCGTTCTGACTTATCGTAAAACTTAATTACGTGATCAAAACGCATTTAATCGCCCCGCTTCCAATAGAACGGGTCAACCGTAGTTAGTACGCCATGACTATGGCGCTTGCGCCAGTCGTCGATATCAGCCTGGAAATCGTCAAAATCGTTACTGTTAAACGTAATGCTTTCGCCTTCTTGGGTATATGAACTCATACCCTCGTTTTTAAGGCGATTATAGCGCCGTACAGCAACTTCAATCGGAATGTAGGCTAATTCATCAGGCACTTCCTTGCCAGTGTCTAAGGCTAACTTAAACCGCAGTTGTAAGTCAGTGTTTTTTAAGATCAGCGCCAAAACAGAATCTTGGCTTGTGTCATCAGTCGCAAGCCCCAGCATTGTTTTTAAATCGTCAAGACTTGCCATAATAAATCACCTTATCTACTGGTGCTCCGTACTGCCGCTAGTTGCTGCTTGAACCGTTGCGACAACAACCTTCGTATCATCGTAAAGATAAGCGGCGAAATGTTCATCTGCCGTCATGATCGTTGACTTAGTAACAATATCGCGTTGAGTTTCAACAGCAACGTTACGCTTCATGACAAGCTTAAGCGCTGGTGAAGTTGCGTTAGCCTTAATCAAAATCATTTCGGTGTCGGCTAACTTCTTGCTCCGCACGATTTGTGCTCCCAGAACGTCATAGTAAGTACCGGTGATCACTTGGTTTGCACCGGCCTCACTGCCCATTTTCTTGTTGATTGCGTCCATGCGCAACTTAGATGCGGTCTTTGGGCTCATAACAGCTACAACCGTAGAATCGTCTTCATCGTTAAACATATCAAGCGCGGTTTGCATGCCTTCAATCGTTGGCGCAATCGTAACTTTTTGCGTGCCACCCTTAGCAGCGGTCAGCAGTTGAGTATCAACAAAATCAGCAATGCTCATACCCAGTTGACGGTTGGTTTCGCCCATTACATCGCCATAGCCGGATAGGATAGCTTCATCAGTGATTCGCATACCCTTCGCAGCCTTTTGTACCTTAACGCTGGCTTGCTTAGTGCCCAGCTTGTCCAGTGGGATTGGCTGACCTTCCGCAACGTTCTTGGCGTCGCCAATGTACGTGAACTTAGGGAACTTCAGCGTATCGCCCGCGTTACCTACCAACGTAGAATCAACTTGCGCAAGCGGGGTAAACCGCATTGCATGTTCCATCGTGTATTGTACAATCGGTGCATTGACTTCTGGATTTACCAGATCTGCAATCATAGTAGTTTGATCTGCCATAATTAATTACCTCCTAAAATTCGCACATACTCAGCGGGGTTTTCTCGTTGGAACTTAACTCGTTCAGCCGTGCTCATCTTTACAATTTCTTGAGCTGATACCGGCTTGATTTTCTTCCCGCCTAACGTAGGCGTCTTCCCCGCTAATAGTTTGTTTCGTTCATCTTCTCGAATCGCCTCAATCGCAGTCAGCAGCACGTTAACGTTTGCTTGAGTGCTTTCGGCGGTGTCAGTTACAACCAGATCAAGCAGACCGTTATCAGCGTTGTTAAAACCGCCGTCCGCTAACATTTGCTTGGCACTATCGCGCATTTCGTAGCGTGCCAGCTTTGCAGCAGCTTCTTCAGCCCGCTTGTTTGCTTTTTCCAGTTCATAGTTAGCCTTTTGTTCGGCGTTCATACGGGACAACTTCTTGGCCTCGTCTTCCTTGGCCTTAAGCTGTTCCTTTTGACGTTCCAAACGTTGGCTAACAATCTTGTTAACTTCGTCTTGCGTGAAAGTCTTGGCTTGTTGCTCGCCTTGCTTTTCTTCGCTATCGCCTGGCTGTTCTGATTCGGTATTTGGTGCACCGTCCGAACCTTCACTGCCTTGTTCAGCGAAAAATTGCAACATCATTGGCAAGCTATGAGTTTTAACAAGCCCGCTTTGTACTAACTTTTTGTACATAAATACACCCTCGTTTTAAGCCCGGTCGGCTATTTATTCCGAACTTGTTCTTTTAGGCCTGCAAGCAAGTCAAAAAGGCCGAAATTTAAGCATGAAAAAAGAGAACCCTTGCCACGCATGAGTTCTCTTGATTTTGTTTTTAATTTGGAAAATAAAAAGGCTTAGCACGCAGCTAAACTTTCTTTGCACCGATAGTCTTTTCAAGTGCCTTTGAACGTTTACCGCCGACAAGATTATCATCTCTGCCATCAACCCACGTTTCAGATATGCTGCAACGACAATTTGGGTGCTCTGGAATCTCTGGCACTTTAGCAACCGTATAGACACCTTCGCCGAATCCACTATCACGACTTGCAATCGCTCGACAAGCAGGGCACGCTTTCGGTTCGGCCAGCCACTGGACGTAGTTGTAGCCGTGCTTTTTAATCGATTCAAGTTGCACGTTCGTTTGGATTCTCGCACTTTCAGTCCGTGCTAATCGCTCGGTTACATATCTTTGATTGCCAACCGCTGTTTTGGCCTGTTCACGTAGCCGTGTAGCCATTTTACGTGGATTTTGACCCTGTATCATACCAACGCTTAAAACTTGGTCTAGTTTTGCTTTAAGGGCGTCTTGGTCAGCCCACAAACGTTGGCTAAACGTTGCCCCGTTGGTTTGTGCCATTAGAATCTTAGCAGCGTCCTTGCCTGTCCAAGGCGAACGTTGCGCGCTGTCCATCATGATACCGGCTTGCCTAATGACTTCTTTTTGGTAATCACCGCTCAGCTTGTCCCGTAGACTGGAATCGACTTTGATGTTAGCTCGCAGCATATCAAGACCAACTTCGGACTTCAAATGCTCAAGCCGGTTAATTCGCATTGTAGCGTTGTAGACCTTCAAGCGCTGGTTCACCTGGTCGCTGAAATCAGCATACGTTACTTTCTGACCGTTAGCCCGCATTTTCTCCGCCTCAGCCACGATTGACTTAGCTTTGGTTTCGTACGCTTTGACGTCCATTTGTGTTACTTGGTCCTTGCCTACACGGTTAAGCTCTTTCTCGATACTATCGCTAATATCATCGATTGCTTGGTTGTAGTAGGTTTCTAGCAACTTGCCAAACTCAGCATCGTTTTCAAGCTGTTTGAGTTGCCAGGCCTTCTCTTGCTTGGCTCGCTCTTCCCAATAGCTACTCGGCATTTACATCATCGCCTTCATCATCATTGGCTTCGCTTTGGCTATCCTTGATGTTAGTCTTTTGCTGATCAGTCATGGACGGCATCGCCTGCAAGTTGTTTCGCACGTCTTCGGCTTGCTCTTCACGCATACGCTCGATTTCCTTCTTCGGGTCATCAACGATTGACAACGTGCTTAACTGGGTTTCCTTCGATACGATACCCGACAACGTAGACGCAGTTTGTGCCTCGTTCTCAACGTCAAGTGGAATGTTACGGGCCGGTACGATTTGCAAGTCTTTCATAACGTCAGCACGGCTAACTGTGCCAATCGCCTTGCCCAGACCTAACGCCGTGCCTAGCAGTTGACGCAGACTAATAGCAAATTTACGGTCTTCAAACGCAGCTTGATTCTGCATTGATAACAGCTTGTAACGAATTGCAACCCCGCTTGCGTTACCGCTGAACGCTTCATCGTTAAGGTTGGCGACCATTGCCGTTTGGAAAATATCATCTTTCAAGCGACTAAGCATGTTTTCTTGCATGTTGTCGCCGTCTGGTTTGGTAATAAAATCGACTTCACCTTGCGCAGCATCTGCACTTGGTGAGTAAAGCACGTGGTCTTGTTCCAAGTTAAGAACTGTTTTGCCGTCTTCATCTGTTGGCAACGGAATACCCAGAATCTTAAGGTAGGCGTTGTCAAAATAAGCAACCTGGTTAGCCTTCTGACTGATAGCACGGTCATACTCTTCGACCAACGTATCAATCTTGCCAATCAGCGAAAGGCGCTCATCGTTAGCAAAGAATTCAGCAGCAGGAACAAAGCCAAACACATGGTTGGTTTGTTCTTCTACCTTGCCGTCATTACCAAAATAAGTAATTTCTTTGTCGGTATATACTTCACCGCTCAACTGGTTGTTGTAGCTTGAATACCGCACAAACGCAACGGGATTCCGCTTAATCGTGGTGTCATAGATCATAAAGCTACTATCGGGAGCAGCAACCGCAATTTTGGTTTCGCTGTTCTCGTTTTGATAGGCCATCATGTACGACCGGCCATAGATAGCAACTTGCTTGGCAACTTCGCTCAGCTTGTCTTGGAACGAGTTGACGTTTAACCAGTCTTGCAATCGTTCGTTGGTGCTATCATCATCTAACGCAATCTTAGGTGGCTTACCGATGAAATAACCTACATACGTATCAACAACATAGTTAGCCCAGTTACTAATAATACGGTTATCTGGTCGCATCAAATAACGATCACGTGGTTTGCGCAGAATATCATGGTTACCACTATACAGGTCGTAGTAGTGGTTATACGTCGCTGACCGTTGGCGATTCTCGTTGACAAACTGTATTAAGCTAGTCGTGTCCAGCTCTTCACCGGCATATAGATATACGCCTTCTTTGGTTACATAGCAGTTTTCGCTAATTGTTCGCTGAATTGCCATTCTCTCACCTCTTTCTTAGAAATATCTTGAACGAATCGTCCGTGCTTGGTTATCGCGGTGTTGGTTAAATACTGCATAGCGTAGGCTGTCCATTACGTGGTCGTTCTCTTTGACAGGCTCGCCGGTCTTGTCGTCCCAAACATACTGATAAACTTCGTCCAGAAACTGGTCAACGCCTTCTTTAACAACAAAGAACTTGCCTTGTTTCATGTACTCGCTAACCTTTTCAATACCCGCCATTTTCGCTTTGTTAGCGTTTCGAGCTTGAATACCAGCTTGCTGAAACTCGCTAACGTTGTCTGGTCGTGCAGAATCGCACCAAAAAAGGATATTCCGGCCGTACTTGGCTTGAATATCCTTCGCAATGCTTTTCCAATAATCGATGAATTTGAATTGCTTGGTGTGCTCTTCGATTAAATAGACGTTGCCTTGCCTATCATCACCAAAAACAGTGATAACACCGGCATGGTCAAAACCCCAGTCGACACCACAATAGTAGCTCAATTCGTCCGGTAAGTCCTGCTTGTCTATCATCATGGTTCGCTTGTCAAAATCACGATAAACAACGCCATCACCGCTGACCCATAAACCTAAAATATCACGATCGTAAAAAACCCCGCTCGGTTTAGACGCCTTCAAAGATTCGACGTAATCGGCTGATAGCGTTGGATTATCGTCAATCGTGAAATTAAAGTATATCGTTCTCGCTTTGGGGTCGTCCTTATCAATATGGTTAACCTTAAGCCAATGCTGCGGGTTGTCTGGGTTTGTGTCGCAAATAATCTTGCTATTAGGCTTTGAACAACGGTTATTGATTTCTTCAAAAACTCGCTCATTTGCCAAACTGGCCTCATTTACGTAAGCGCCATACGAAGTAAAACCACGTGCACCGGCTAACCCACGAATAGAATCTGTGTAGATTGGCGTAATATCAACGCCAAACAAATGAAAATGGTTATGACGGTCTGGTGGTAAATCAATACCAAACGTGTTTGAAATACTCAAAATTACGTTGTTATAAATTGAACCGCTAGACGCACCGGCCAAGATATATTGCGGGTGTTTTTCGCCTTCTAATTCTGCTTGCTTGGCAACTCTACGTAACTCGAGCAGGAACAAATAGTTATTAATGTATGTCTTACCGCTCCGAACCGCTCCAGATAGTATCATCATACGAAAATCTTCATTTAGATACGTATGCAGAACCTTATTCTGCTTTTCCGTAAATAAATCAGTTAGCATTTTCTTCACTATCCTTGCGTTCGATTGTAGTAAGCATTTTATCAATCAGCACTTCGACATCTGCGCCGTTTTCTTCCATCGACTTTGCCCTTGCCTCTGCCACTCGTGCATCAGCATTAGCCTTACGGACCTTAGCCCGTGTAAGCTCAGGCGTATCGCTATCAGACAGCATACCGGCCATTTTTAGAATAGTAGTTGCTGATTGCAGCTGAACCATTTCTGATTTAGCTTCTAACAACTCTTTCAGCTTCTTAAGTGCCTTACTTTCGTAGTCATTTTTAACAACAAGTGATCGGTACTGTTTTTGCGCTGCCTTGAACAGCTCTTCGTTTTTCCAACTACTCAAAGTAGACCTGCTTCGGCCAACTGACTTAGCAATTTCTTCATCGGTCAACTCGTCTTCAAACAGCAACATAACCGCTTTTTGCCGACGCTTGTCCAACTTATAAAAAGGCCCGTCTTGTCCCGTTTTGTTTACTTTACTCATGGCATATCACCACACCTCGTTTCATCAAAATAAAAAGCGATAGCCGTTAAGCTATCACGCTTTGATATACTTATTTTTCCATATCGCCCTATCGAATCGCTGTTCAATCGTGCCAGCTGGCGACAAGATCATTTCATAGCCATCTTTGCATTTTGTAGTAACCGTATCATATCCTGGTTCGCCATCTTCACAAACTTCAGCGACTATCAAACCTTCTATGTCGCTTGCGTTGATAGCGTGCATTTCGCCTACGATGTCAGGTACTAAATAAATACCGTTTGATCGTTCCATAATCACACCTCATAACTTCATTCTCGGCGGTTTTACGCTATACCTAACTCTTTTATCAGTCTTTGTCTTAACGGACTTGTGTCGTTCATTCTCGGCCTTGTGTCGCTCTCTGCATATCCGGTCAGCATGAGCCAACATGATATACTCAGACCGGCTACTGACCAGCCCATATTTCTTTGTGATAAACATTCGTTCGCTCTCCTGACCAAATAAAAAAGACGGGCCGAAACCCGTCAATTGAAACTGATGCATAAGCAGCACGCCAACGACCACTGTCAACGTACTTGAACTATTAACTCAATGAAAATAATAGTTTATTTTGCCCGTAGGCAACGTATCCTGCAGGACTCGAACCTGCGGCCTTCGGGTTAGGACGCTCTGCCAACTGAGCTAAGGATACAAAACCCGCCGGCGTTGATAAGGAACACCATGCCGGAAGGATTATATGCAAAGGATTATGCAACCCGTTTCAAATTATGCCATTTCTGGCAAAGGATAGGTAGTGGACTCGCACCACTTTTGCATGCTGCTAACGCCGGTAGATCGTTCAAATAACGTTAACAACAAGCCCGCCTGGGACCTTCCAACTACCCGTCGTGTCTTTCGAGTAGTAACACCGTAAGACGGAATCGCACCGCCTCGCAAATGATCATATATTGGAGCAATCAAGTTTAAAGGTTTACGGAAGTAATCATTTGCCATCTTATACGGTATAACAAGCGGTTTCCCGCTCGTTAGGTAAAAAGTCGCTTTGCAATTCGCGAATATTTTTTATTGCGCATGCAAGCTTAGAAATCAAAGTATGACTAAATTAAACAATCGTCTTGAAAGGATTTCATTTCCAACAAATTTGAAAGACCATCGGAACAGAAAGGTTCTATGCCATCTCTGGCACAATACCAATTTACCACTTTATCAAGTGCTGTTGAATCCCCTCTTAGTATCCCAGTTGGTACTACCTTATATACCACTTTTTAAGCCGTTGCTTTCTTCATGATTGTAAACGTTGGGAATAGCTCTTCAACTTGGTACTTTGCAATGGCTGTTTCGATTGTTTCCGAAAACTCATAGCACGCAAACTTTTCCGACTTATGCCAGCTCTTGTTGCTACTGATATGCAGCAGCTCTTTGACGTCTTCTACTTGTTCCCGCTTCACAAACCGGTTTTTCAGAATAACACGGCTTTCTTCGCTCAAGCAATTGTTGATTGCGTCATACACCGCATTTAATGCCCGTGAATACTCCGTGTGAGCGATAAAGGCGTCTTCGTTATGATTTCCACCACTACCGCCGAAACCACCGTCAGCAGACAATGACGGGCTTTTAACATCGCCTGACCCCGCCTTGCGCAAAATATGGCTAAACGTCCGCTTGTTAAATCCATCATCGAAAAAGAAATCACGCACCGCTTGACGGGTTGCCTGCTCATCGATTTCGTCAAATAATTCTGCTTGTTTAACTGACATGCCTAACCCCTTTCGACTTCGTAGCGTCCTAGATATGGCTTTTTAGACCGGCGTTTCAAGTAATTATGAATCGTGCGATGCGTAAAGCCTAGCGCCCGTTCTGCGGCTTGAATGCTGTTATAATGCATGACTTTGCCAAGCTCTAAATCTTTAATCGTGATTTTAACTCCTGGCTTCTCTACTATTGACGGTATCTTTTTGTGCATAACTTTTAATGCACCATTTTTCCGAACGTGATAAAGATAGCTGCTTCTAGAAATTGGCACGTTTTCGATAACCCAATGCCAGCTTTCCCCTTGCTCTAGTACTTCCTTTTGCTTTGCGTAAATCTCGGCTTCAATGGCAAAGTTATCAACGCTTTGTCCTGGCTTATGATAGCTTGCTCGCATTTCCTTGATCATCTCTTGCAGCTTCTTGTACTTTGCCGTTGCCGTTTCACCGTCTGGGCAACCGTCATCGTCTAAGAAATCGTACTCAAGATATAAATCGGGATACGTTGTTCGATACCAGTTCTCCAACTGGCAGAATTCTTGCATGTCAATCATCTAACCACCTACCACTTTCATAACCGCCAATGCTACCAATACCCAGAACACCAGGCATGCAGCAAAGACAAAACCTAACCCGTTCCAGTTACGCATTGTAGATCACCATCGCCGTGTAGTAGTTGTATGAGCCGTTAACACCATAAGCAGTTGGTGCTAGCTTAATATCAACTACTGCAACCTTGTTCTTGGTTAACCATTCGTTCATCTTTTCTTGCAGCATTGCGATGTTAGAATCGCAGAAAAACTCAACCTTCATGCCGTTCCTCGCTTTCGATAACATGCCTACCCGTCGTATATACGCTTTCCCAGCCAGTGAGAATTTTCGGGAAATGCTTTGAATAATAGTGCCCTTCGTCGTTGTACATTTCATCAAGCAGCACGGTTTTGTTCAGCTTGTTCAGCTCGATAATTTGATACAGCCTAAAACCGTCAATCAGTGTTACCAGCTCGTTGTTGTGGAATGCCTGCTCTACATTAGCCATGTTCTAGCCTCGCTTTCGCTTTAAATCCTTGATTCGCCGATTAATCAAGACATAGTACGTTTCTAGCAGCATGAATTGCGTTTTCGCTAACGAAAGTTGCGCATTACTAACCGTCTGCCGATCGCACTGAATGTCTAAGAAAGCGGCAAATTCATCAATCTTTTCGTCAACTTCTTTACGCTCGTGTTTCAGTTGCTTTTTTAGTCCTTCCATAATCCACGCTCCCCCCTAAAAATATCTTTGTATCTACTTTGTTCAAACGGAGCTTTTACGAACTGCAACAACCCTAGCGGCTCCGTCTTCAAAGACTGTTGGGCTTTTTTATTCAGGATTTCATTTTCGAGCTCTTTCGCGCGATGATAAGTGCGTTTGCGAAATTTGCGCGGTCGGTCAGCGAATTTCCTAATATCCTTATGCATAAGCCCTTCTTGATCGAATATTTTCCAGAATTTTCTAGCTTTGACATCTAGAAAGACATTGCACTTGTGCTGTCGTGCCCGTCTAGTGCTCATTTAATCGTCCCCATCCCTTTCAGTTTTCCTGTCAGTTCTAACTGCCAAACCACAAATCTGATCACCTCAGTTTTGTGCTGCTTGTAGCTTCCAAAGTATGGATGTTCTCGGCGCCAAACGCGCGACAACTCGCTCTGTAAGTTTCGGCATCGCAGTTTTGGTGTTCGAAACGGCATAAGCATGACATCATGCACTTTCAAACCGGCTCGTTTGTTTTGAGCGCGATTGCCATTGCTAACACGCACTATTAGTTGATGATGTTTTGCTCGCTTGCTGCTCATTTAATCGCCTCCCTATAAATTAGGCTTTCTATGTCGTAAATAAAACTTTCCATTCTTCTCTTGTTAAATTG